GTGTATATGGTGAGTGAGGCGGACTATAAGATGCTTGAGGAATTGGTAGGGTAGAATAATGCTTGAGGAGTTCGTAGGGTAGAATAATGCTTGAGGAATTGGTAGGGTAGAAAGATATGGCGCGGGGCGTAGGATACGACTCACTGGCCGCACTGGTCGATTACCTCCAGCAGGAGGAGGAGGACCGGACTGTGCCTTTGTCGGCGGTAGCGGAAGCTCTCCAGCAGGGGGCGTTGGGGCCTGTCGAGGATCTTTTTGGCGCCGAGGGAGTAGCTCAGGCGGGGCGGATGGCGGCGGCGACCCCTGCGGGTGTAGGTAAGTGGGTTACGGAAGACATCCCTGCCCTGGTCGATCTGGCGAGTCCGCTCATGCAGTCCTCGACGCAGCGCCAGCAGACGGGGCGCGAGGCCGGCGGGCGAGTGCGCGAGGGGCTTAGTGCGCTGGCGGATCTGGTACAGGAAGAGGGGGCGATGGGAGTGACGCGCCGCGGGATGCAAGCGATGGGTGAGGGTATGGGGCAGCAGATGGAGGAGCGGGGCTTTGCGGCGCTGGCTGGTCCCGAGGATGTGGCGGGGCCGTTCGGCAAGGTCTTGGCGGCGCTGGGGATGGCGGTGGGGCCGATGGGTAAGATGGGTAAGGCGCGGAGGCTATTGTCTGATGTGGGTACCGAAGTCGATTATAAAAAGACAGCAGAATATATGCCGGGGCAACGCATTAGTACGCGTTATCCAACGGCAAAATCACGGACAGAAGATCCTATAAAAGAGAACTTGATAATAGATACAGATGTTATGCGGCGCGATGATGAGCTTGTGTCTAAGATGAGCGAAACAATGGCCGAGTATCCAAACATTCAAAAAGAGGTGGCAAAAAGAGGTGATCCAGAAGAAATCATAGAAGCAATGAAAGAACACGATAAAAGCAACCTCGACTTTATTTTTGAGCAAATGCCACCTGAGATCCGCGAACGGTCAATGCAGTGGTATGATGGAGCAAACCAAATTGCTAATCAATTTGGTCAACGGTATGACGTAATTGTGGAAACGGCGTCTGGTGTATTAGCGGCATTGTCGCCCCAAATGGATTGGTTTAAAAATGTAAACCTGGCTGAAAGAGTGCTTGACACGGTAAAGAATCAACAGAGGATGCCGTGGACGAGTGAAATGGAAGAGTTCTTAACGCGCAAGTTTTACAAAAAGCCAAAAAGTGAGAAGGTAAAAGATTGGCGCCCTGCAATCGATGCAATACGGGGTAAGTCGTTGCAAGATATTCAAGAGCCGGTGGAAAGAGCTTTATGGGTTCGCGCGTTTGATGAAACGATGCGAGATCGAGGATACCGGATTGTTACGCCAGAAGGGGATTTTGGAAATATAAAGAAAACGAAAGACGGCAAAAATGCTGGTGCGGGTTGGGGGTCTTTTTCTGATATAGCTAAAGCGATTAGCGTAATTGACGACCCGTCTATAGAAAACATTAGTAGCAGTATGGGGTTACAGCATAAAGTCCGTAACTTTTACAACAACATTGCCGATCCTAATGCCCCGTATGGTGATGTGACGATGGACACTCACGCTATAGCTGGATCGCTTTTGCGGCCATTGTCGGGCAAGTCTCGTGAGGTCGCGCATAACTTGGGCAGTGGCCCGTCTTCGTCCGTTTTAGGCGTACAGGGAACCTATCCAATACACGCTGACGCCTACCGAGAGGCGGCGTCAGGTAGGGGGATGTTGCCGCGTCAAATGCAATCAGTGACTTGGGAAGGTGTGCGCGGTATGTTTTCGCCAGAGGCTAAACGGAACGAGGGCTTTGTTGATTCTGTTAATGACTTATTCGTGCAATATAGAAACGGAAAATTGCCGTTGGAAGACTTGCAACAAGCCGTACTAAAAATATCGGGGGGGATAGAAGTACCCGATTGGGCTAAGACGGCAGCGTCTCCAGTAGTTCGGTAGGGAGGATTTGCTGCAAATCGGTATCTTCGGGGACGCCGTCAGGATAGGCATAGGCAAGATACACATCGGCGCTAAGTTCCATCTTGTGCCGAATCATATAGTCGAGAACGGGGTCTGCGTGGGCTGAACCAATAGCACTAATTTGGGTCATTTATACGCTCCTTTTAGACCCATAGAATATACGAAATAACACGGCGAAAGACAAGAAATATGCCCGTCTTCCACGATTACAAATGCACCTCCTGCGACCACCTGGTCGAGGACGTTATGGTCGAGCGCAAGGCCGACATCCAGCGTCAGGTCGAATGTCCCAAATGCAAGGGGGCGGCGCCGATGCACTTCGGGGGGTTCAACTCGATGGTGCGGTGGAACTTCTCATCTACCGAGCGCGGCTACAACAAGGGCTTTGCCGACCCCCAGACGGGCGTCGAGTATACCAGCTACGCTCACCGTGAGCGCGTTTGGCGCGACAGGGGCTTAGAGGACGCCGGCACCAGCCAGAAGCACGATCATATCATGGCGGACGCCGAGAGCGCCCAGCGCGACCAGGTAGCGCGTGAGGGCGACAGGAGCGGCGTCCTCCAGGCCGACAGCATCGAGGAGATCGTCGGCCAGATCGACCAGGATAGGGTAGACCGGGGGGCTACGGGAAACATGGAGAGAGATACGGGGGACGATTGGAGTCCCTTTAGCGCAGCATAGCAACCACCACTACCGGGGGGCCGCGAATCTTAGCGGATGGCGACCCCCCTGGCCTCGCAAAAGACAGGAGTAATACTTATGACCGAAATCGCAGTCGATTCTGCGGTAGCTGCGGAGCAACCGAGCGACACCCCGCCAACGGAGTCTACGCCCGAGATGGGCGCCGGCTTTATGGATGCGGACAGTGGCGATCTCGATTCCGGGACTACGGGTGCAGAGCAACCGGCGGCGGGTGACGGTGAAGTAGCAGCAGCACCATCAACACCAACCAACCAAGACACACCCACCCCACAACAGCAGACCGACGACGAGGGCGGCACCCTGCGTATGGCGGATTACACCCGCAAGATGCAGGACGTGGCCGATCAGCGGAGGGCGTTGGAGGCGCGGGAGGCGCAGATAGCTGAACAGCAGCGCGTTCAGGTAGAGGCGACGACCCGGCTCACCAACCAACTCCAGGCGTCCCAGCCGGCGGCACCTGACCCGGTGCAAGCCCTGGCGGCGCAGCTTGGCCCCGAGGAAGCGCGGGGTCTCACCGTAGTAGACCAACTGGTACAGGAGCGGGCGCAAGAGATTGCAGACCGCCAGGTGGCCGCGGCTCTCGAGCCGTATAAGCCGTACTTGGATCAGCTCGGCAATACTATGGGTATGGTCAGCCAGGTCGCGGCGCAGCAGAACGCGGCGGCGCGTAACAACGCCCGCGCTCAGATCGAAGCGGCAGAAGCGATCTTCGGCAAGGTCGATGCTTGGGACGCCCGCCACCGCGCTATCGCGGCGGGGCTGACCAAGCAGGAGAACCCCGACACCGGCGAAGCCTTCACCGTAGCCGAGGCGATGAGTCTCGCTACGGGGCGCCGCATCGCTGATCAGCAGGACGCCGTCAGTCAGCAGCGCCAGGCGCGTAACAGCGCCAAGCGGGCTATGGCGGCACAGACGGGGTCGCCCACGTTGGCGGAGGCTGGGGGCACGATCACCAGGGCGCAAGCCCTGCAAGAGATCGCGTCCACGATGTAGGATGGGTGCGTCATCAAAAGGTAAGAAAGAGTAATTTATGGCAGCTCAAACCACTTCGGAGGTATGGGATAGCCGTTGGTCTTCGACCCGCAGGACCGTCGAGAGCAAGGTTATCGACAATATCTTCGAGGCTTATAAGGCGCTGGCGTTCCATCGCAAGCGCGGATTACAGATGGTGGATGGCGGCGGCAAGGAGATCCAGGTCATCCTGGAATCGTCCGCCGGCACCGCCGAGGCGTTCGACGGGTATGACCCGTTGAGCAAGTCGCCGGTAGATCCCTTCGAGAGCGCCTTCTACAAGCGGCGCTATTACGCGGTGCCTATCGTCTTGGACGATACCACCAACTGGGAGAACAGCGGCGAGGAGCAGGTATTCGATCTCCTTGAGGCGCTGGGCGGCAACGCCCTCAACAGCCTCCTCAAGGCTATCAACGAGGATCTCCTGGGCGCACAGACCGGCAAGACGATGCTGGGCTACCAGGATATCATTGCCGATGCGGGTACCGGCACCATAGGCGGCATCAATTCGTCTACCAGTAGCTTCTGGCAGAACCAGAAGTATACCACCTCCAAGACGTTTACCACGGCTACGGAGACCAATGTCTTCGACGGTCTTGTCGCGTGGAACACGATCATGGACGACTGCCGCAAGCAGGGTGGTCGCAACAACGCCATCGTCACTACCTACTCGATAGCCGCGGCGTATCGCACGGCGCTGGCTTCGGCGGGGTATGGCGAGGTGCGGACCTCGAACGTCACCGGCATCAACGGCCCCGAGTTCCCAGGGTACATGGGCGCCGATGTTGTCGCTGATAATGATTGTTCGTCCCTCCACAGTTACATGGTGGATACCGATGCAATCAAGCTCCGGGTTATGCGTCAAGCCAACTTCAAGAAGACGCCCTTTGTCTCCTTGCAGGGCAATGGCCAGTTGGCGCAGTTGGCCTACATGGTCGCCGGCGTACAGCTCACCACCAACAACCGTAGGCGCTCGGGCGTTGCTACGGCTATCACCGGCATATAAGCCAGGAAGGTAAGTAATCTCATGTCTGATTTTAAGATTATCGGCCCCCTGACTTTTGACCAGGGAATAGCGGAAACGTCTACGACACAGATGGCCCCGTTGGGCATGGTTGTCCTGGCGGAAGATCAAGCAACTACAGGCTACGGCGCGGGAGAATTTATCTATCTCGCGGGCGTTGCCTCAACGGCGGTAGGCTCGTGGGTGACGATTGCCGACAACCAGACCACTGCACTGGCCGTTGCCAACGCGGTTGGTCAGGTGGCTGTTGCTATGAGCGCCAATGTTGCAAGTCAATGGGGCTGGTATCAGATCAGCGGACAGGCTGCCGGCAAAGTGCTGACGGGGTTTGCCGCGACGGATAGCGATGCGTTTTTGACTGCAACGGGGGGTAGCCTCGATGATGCCGATGTGGCCGGCGATTTTGTTTTGGGCGCCGTGCCAGTATCTGCTATAGATACACCATCAAGCGGGTTGGCTGAGTTCCAGCTTAATCGTCCGTCCGTATCAAACGGGCTTGATAATTAGCAGCGGTAAGCGGTAACGAGAGCAACTAACCAGGGGGTATCCGGGGATGGGGTCACCTATCCCCGGATACTGCCCACATCCGTAATTGGAGAGAACCATTGGCAAAGAAGACATCGCAGTATGACGCTATGGGCCAGCCCCACGGCACGTCCAAGGGCGAACCCGATGCCGCAGCGGTGGAGGCTCTCGAGAACGCGCAGGAGGCGTCCACCCTCAAGCCGCTGATAGATGTAGCCCCTGCGCCGCGCAAGAAGGCGTCCAAAGCCCATGCCGCCGCGGCGGATCACACAGACCCGGCTTTCAAGGAGGCGGTGCGCCAGGCCATCAAAGAAGACCCGGCTATCGCCCGCGCCGTGGCGGACGTGTTCGGTCAGGATCCCCACTTGCGTGAGATGCTCAACATACCGGCGGGGGCGGTGGCGCCCAGCGGTGAGCATACGCGCGACTATAAGTCCGAGGCCGCCCTGCGCGTCTACGGAGGGGTAGAGGTAGAGCATGGCCCCGAGGTGGTGCATAACCCACCCAGCTACATCACCAAGTTTCTCGCCGCCGACGAAGAGGGGGGCAAGACCGACAACCTCGAGCTGGCGCAGCTCGATGCAGACGGCAAGCCGGTCAAGACCGAAGAATACAAGTACTTCCTGGATATGAGGGCCGCGGGCAAGCGGATCGACGGCAACGTACGGTTCGACATCGCTGCCGATTCTTTCACGGTGGGGGACGCCGGCATAAACGTATGAACCTGGGTCACTCGTTCTTGCAGGAGAACGTCCCGCGCAGGGACGAGACCACCCAAGGGCAGCAGAACGCCGCTAACTTCTTTGGTCAGACGGCCCTCTTAGGCGCCGCCGACATCGAGACCCTGGCTATCGGCTCGACGCTGCGGGTGGCTAACCTGACCACTACCGAGCGCAACGCCCTGACGGCAGCGAACGGCATGGTCATCTACAATACGACGACCAACAAGATGCAAGCCTACGAAAATGGCAGTTGGGCGGATATGATATAAATGGTAAGCGAAGCAAAGCAGATATAATATGACATTAGGCGAAGCAATTACGATGGTCCTCAACCGCGTGGGGTTGGATACGACCAACACCGATTTCAAGGACGAGGCCCGCAACTACATCAACCTCACCGCCGTCGAGGTCTCGGCGTTGGTCGATTGGTGGTGGTTGGATAGGACGACCACCTTTGTGACGACCAACACGCTGACGGTCACGGGCGGCTCGGGGACGTTTGTCAGTGGCGAGACCATCACGGGCGGCACCAGCAGCAAGACGGCCACCGTAGACGGTTACAGCGCCTCTCCCAAAGAGATCTACGTATACAGCCCCTCCGGGTCGTTCACCGCCTCGGAGACCCTCACGGGCGGCACCAGCGGCGCTACGGCAGCCTTCTCTTCCAGTGCGGGGACGAGAACCTATAAGCCGATCTCGAGCGGCGTGGGGAGCTGGTATAGCTTCTACGATCAGACCAACGAGAACCCCCTGACGATCATCGGCGCCGATCAGTATGATTTGTTGAGCCAGGACTATTCCGACACCGGCACCGTCGAGAGTGTCTACGTCAGTGGCGTTGACACCACCACCGGCTACCCGATCATCGAGGTGTGGCGGGTGCCGGGGACGACCAACGAGACGATGCGGGTCCGCTATCGTATTGCCATGACCTCCTGGGCCAGTGGCAATGACGCTACGTCCCTCCTCGCGCTGGGCCTCCCCCAGATCCTTGAGGGGGCGGCGGTATACGGCGCAACGAAGCTATACCTCCAAGAGAAGGGCGACGACCAGGGCGCCGCCCGCGAGGCGAGTGAGCTGGGGCGCGTAGTGGACCTGGCCCTCCGACAAAACCTGCATATGCAAGGCAACCGCACTTACCCGGCGGCGCCCCCCTCGGCGGCGTCACCCTTTCAGATCGTCGTAGACTCGAGCTTGGTGACGACCAGCTAACGATGGCCATAAACGCGGAAACCATTAAATACGGACCCTGGAACCAGGGGGTGCGTTATGATCTTCCACCCGAAGACATCACCCCCAATGGGCTCCGTAAGATGACCAACACTCGCCTGAACGCGGCGGCGGCAGTAGAGCGCCGCCTGGGGACGGCCAGCTACCAGAGCGCCTCGGCTATCTCGGGGACGCCCACCTTCACCGCCATCGGTGAGTTTCAGATCCCCGGCTCGACGGCCAAGGTCTTCGCCGTGGCGGGGGATAAGTTCTACGAATATTCGAGCGGCTGGGTAGACCGCAGCGGCTCGGTGACGATCACCGCCGCCGACGACAACACCTTCGAGTGGGTTAGGTCTTTCGACAAGCTCATCCTCACCAACGGCGTCAACGGCCCTATCAAGTGGACCGGCAGCGGCAACGCTACGGACCTCGACGTAGACAGCCGCTTCACTACGGCCCAGCACGTAGGCTACTGGGACAACCGGGTATGGTTGGGTAACACCAACGCCAACAGCGATAGGATGTGGTATAGCGATGCCGGCGACCCGGAGACGTGGGGGAGTACCGCCTTCTACAACTTCGGCGCCCCCATCAACGCCATCGTCCCCACGCAGAACGCTCTCTCAGTACATACCGAGGACGCCATATACACCTTGATCCCTACCGGCAACGCGACCATCCCCTACCAGCAGCAGCAGCGGACCTCCTCGGACCCGCGCAACCCCCAGCGGGGCGGGACGATCTCGGGGCGGGCGGTGGTCGTATTGCCCGGCAACATCCAGGTCTTCCCCCTCGAGGATGGCGTCTATATGTGGGGTGGGGGCGATACGATAGACAAGGTGAGCTATGGCCTCGATGAGGGCTACTGGGACAGCCTCGTTACGAGTAGGCTGGCCGAGTCCTTCGCCATCTACTGGGCTACGGAAGACGAGGTCTGGTTTTTCTTGCCGTATGGGACGGGCCAGACCAAGTTCAACCACATCATGGTACTCTCGACAAAGCACCTATTTCAGGACGCCTCTACGGGCGAGACGCGCATGGCCTGGTATGGACCGTATAAGAACGGATCCAGCTTCGAGCGCGACTGCGCCGCCATCATCGACAACAAGCCCCACGCGGGGGGCTACGATGGTATCGTCTATGATCATGCGCCGGCCAACACCTACAACGATGCGGGCAGCGCCTACGACAGTCAGTTTGAGACCTCGGCGCTGGCCCCCTTTGGGAGTGATGTTGACCTCCGCTGGCTCTACGCTAAGACCTACTTCGACGCGCTGGGCAAGTATACGCTGACGGTAGACCAGGAGAGCCAGGGCGTGGGCGTCCACTCGGGTACCCTCGAGACCATCACGGGCGGCGGGGCGCTCGACAGCTTTACCTTGGGCACAGACGCCCTCGGCACGGTGCGTATGGTGAGTAAGGATACAGACCTCCGCGGCTACGACCCCCATAGCTCGTTGACGTTTACCAATAACATCATCAACGAACCGTATCGGGTTCGCAGGACGCACTTGCAGTATAAGGTCATCGGTAGACATCGCAAGCAAAAGGCGGGACAGCTCTAATGGCAAAGGTCATCGGTAGACCTCGCAAGCAAAAGGTAGCGCAATGGCAATGGCGATAACGGGTACCAACAAAAAGAAGAAGAAGAAGACCGCTTTTGACGCTTTTTTTGAGGCGGCGGATGACCCGAGTACGACGGCTGACCAGGCCGTAGCGGCGTTCAACCGGCAAAAGGCGGTAGCGGCCACCCCTGGCGCGCAGGGGGCTATGGACGCCTTCACTGCGGGTATCCCTGGAGGCACGGGCTTCGAGGATTTCTTTCGGGCGGCGGACGACAGGGTGCTTACGACGAGCGATGCCGTAGATGAGGTGTTGGTCGGTGATATTAAGAAGGACGAGCCCCCACTACCGCCAGTTGCGGCGGGTGGTGATGGCGCGGGTGGTTTGACCGTAACGGACGCCCCGGTGGGGGGCACCCCCACTGTTGTACCCAATAACGATGCCTTGCGTGATGAGGTGCTGGGCGCCATACGAGCCGCGCCTGGAAACTTCCGCGGCCAGGGCCTTGTGGACTACCGCACCTCGGGGGGTCAGTCCCTCAACGAGTTGCCCGGCGATGTACAAGATGCGATCAACACCTATTTGACCAGCCCCGAATACTACAGCGTCTTAGGCGAGAATAGAGCCGCCGATGCCGGCTACCAACTCGAGCATTCAAAACGGGAGCGGGAGCGCCTGTCGCAGCAGTTGGCCGATGAGCAGCGCCAGCGCCAGGAGCAGCAGGACCAGGCCGCTCGTGAGCGCGAACAGCGCCAGGGAGCCGCCAAGGTGGCCCTGGAGGCGCAACAGGCCCCAGTGGCGGTTCAGGCCAGCACCGCCCCGATAGCGCCAGCGGCGCCAACGGCGGCTGACATCACCAACGCGGCGACTTTCAACGAAGCTATACCCCTCTCTGCCGAGACGGTCACCGCCCCTATCGCCAACCTGAATACCGGCCTCAACACGGAGATCCTCAGTCGCCTCGCGGACCTGAGCGGCCAGCGCCTACAGTCCGACAACGAGCTACGGCGCAACCAACAGGCCCTCCTCGCTGACATCACCAGCCAGGCCGAGGCGGCGGGCGTGGGGGCCGTCGAGGGGCTGACGCTACCGGACGTGACGGCGGTGAGTGTCCCGCCCCGCGTAGAGTCGGCCATGGAACAGGCTATAGACCAGCGCCTCACCGACAGGTTGACGGGGGGTCAGTTTCTGGATCCGCAGTCGGCCCTGACCAATGAGGCCGAGGCTCAAGCCCTGGAGCGGTTGCAGCGCGAGAGCTTCCTGGGGGGTTCGACGGGCTTAGATGCTGCCGAGGCGGCAGCGATGGAGCGTATGCGCGGCGGTGCGACCATACCGCTCGACAGTGAGCTTACCACCTCCGCCGAGTCCGTACTCCTCAACCGGCTCTTAGGGGGCGACAACCCGGCCCTGGCCGCACAGCGGGGGCGGGTGCAGGAACGCTATGGCACCAGCATGGAGGAGGGGCGCGAACTCCTCAATAGGCTGGGGGTACTCCGGGGGGGCGACACCGCCGACATCTTTAATGAACTGACGCGGGGGCGGGACCAGCAGCTCCTCGACGTGGACGCTATGGGGTTCGACCTCCAGAGTCAGGCGCTTGCAGATGCGCTGGGGTACCAGGGGCGGCGCGATGCCCTCGGCCTGGCCAACCAGGACTTGGCGCGGGGCGCCATCGGGGATGTAGCGGGCCTGGCGGGGCAACGCGACCAACGGGCTTTGATGGAGGAGAGCTTGCGGCGCGAGGCTATCGCGGATACCCTCCCCTTCCAACAGCGGCGCGACACCCTCGGCCTGGCCGAGCAGGATCTACAACGCGCCGCCATAGGGGACGCTCTCAGCCGCCAGGGTATGATAGACCAGCGCGACTTGGCCGAGTCCCAGCTCACCGGATCCATGCGGGGCGCGGCGACCTTGCCGGCGCGTATGGCTCAGGCGGGCCTACAGTTCGATGCGGCCAACCTACAGCAAACCGTAGCAGACCGCACCCTGGCGCGTCTCTTGACGCAGACAGAACCCACGCAGCGCGAGATGTTCGAGGAGGGGATACGTCAGACGCGGGAGGGGGAGCGGTTAGCAACCCGCGCCGACACCCGCGCTGAAGAGCTTTTACAGGCGGAGATGTTTGGTGAGGTGGCGGGGCGGGGTTCGCAGCTACCTCGCCAGACGTTGGGGGGGCGCGGCTTCGAGCAGGACATCCTCAACCAGGAGCTACAGCGCACCTTGGCTCGGACGGCAGATCGTCGCGCCGGCCAGGCCCTCGAGGGGGAGATGTTTGGCGAGGTCACTACCGGGTCGCCAATGGATCCAAGGGTACGCCGCACCCTCGCGGGCCAGCAGTTTGAGACGGCAGAAGATAGGGCCGAGCGGGCGCTGCGCGAAAGCGAGTTGTCGAGTCGCCTCCAGCGCGGGTTGGCCGAGGCTGATGTCACGGGCATCTACGATAGGGCACCCACGCGCCAGGCGCAGCAGGATGCTTTTACGCGCGAGATGGCCAGGTTGGCAGAAGGTCGCGCGGAACGGGGGCTCACCGAAGACCTTCTCGGAAGTCGCCTTCAGCGCGGGTTGGCCGAGGCGGACGTTACCGGCATCTTTGACCGTCAGGAGACGCAGCAAGCGCAAGCAGCCCGTCTTGATCGGGCTATGCGGGAGCGGGAGCTGCGCGAGGGCGAGTTGTCGAGCCGCCTCCAACGGGAACTGGCCAAGGCGGACGTGACGGGTATCTACGATAGGCAGGAGACGCGTCAGGCGGCGCAGGACCGGCGGGCATCAGAGCAGGACGCCTTTAACCAGGCGTTAGCCGCGGCGGGTCTGACGGGTGAGTATGAAGGGGTGGAGACATTAGCCGGGCGGGCGCTGGAGAGTGACCTCCTGACGGCCCGAGAACAGCGCGACCTTGCCAGGGCCGATATTACGGGGGTGATGGGGTATGACGACCAGGGGCGCCCGATCCAGACGCGGCAAGCGCAGATGGATGCGTTCAATCAGGCGTTAGCCGCGGCGGGTCTGACGGGACAGTATGAGGGGGCGGAGACGTTAGCTGGGCGGGCCGATGAACGGGCTGGGCAAGCACTGGCCAGCGACCTTCTGACGGCCCGAGAGCAGCGCGATCTTGCCAGGGCCGATGTTACCGGAGTGATGGGTTATGACGACCAGGGGCGCCCGATCCAAACACGCCAGGCTCAGATGGACGCCTTCAACCAAGCATTGGCCGAGGCGGGTCTGACGGGACAATACGGAGAAGCCGAGACCCTGGCCGGGCTCCAGAGCGCCGAAGCTCTCCGGGCCAGCCGCCTCCAGCGCGGGTTGGCCGAGGCGGGCGTCACGGGCATCTACGGAAGAGAGGAGACGCAGCAAGCGCGAGATGCGCGTATCCGCAGAGACCTGGCCGAGCGGGGTATGACACAAGACGAGCTTACTGCCCGGTTGCAGCGCGACTTGGCCGAGGCGGATGTTACGGGAGTGATGGGTTATGATGACCAGGGGCGTCCGATTCAAACACGCCAGGCTGAGATGGACGCCTTCAACCAGACATTGGCCGAGGCGGGTTTGACGGGCCGATACGACGGGGCTGAGACCCTGGCCGGGCGCCAGAGCGCCGAGGCCCTCCAGGCCAGCCGCCTCCAGCGGGCGTTGGCCGAGGCGGACGTCACCGGGGTCTACGATAGGCGGGAGACGCGCCAGGCGGAGCAGGACGCCTTCAACAGGGCCTTAGCTGCGGCGGGCTTGACGGGCGACTTCAGAGGCGATGATACGCTGGCCCAGCGGCAGCTCGAGGATGCGCTCCTAAGTACTCGGCAGCAACGCGACCTCGCCGAGGCGGATGTTACGGGAGTATATGGCTACGATGACCAGGGGCGTCCGATTTCGACACGCCAGGCCGCGATGGATGCCTTCAATCAGTCGGTGGCCAGGGGGGGCTTGACGGGGCAGTTTGAAGGTGGCCCCACGATGAGTAGGGAGGCGTTCGAGCAAGACCAGACTAATCAGCTTATCAGCCAGATTCTGGCGGCGGCTGACCCCACACAAGAAGGACGGTTAGATCCTTTTGCTGGTGCGTTAGCAGAACAGGCGGGATTAGATACTTCTACCGTTCAGGCTCTTTCGGATGCCCTCGGTATATCCGAAATGCCTTCGGCACCACTTAATATGTCCGCAGAAGATACAACAGCTTGGAACAGGTCAGTAGAACGAATAAATGATAACAAGCGTTCGTCAAATCAGAAACAGGCTGAGTGGCGGGCTCTTCGAGCATTGCAAGCACGATATGGAGGGGGAAGATCAGATGCCCCAACGCAAGGCTACTTTGATTACATTGGCTCTATCCTCGACAATATAACATAGCTAAAAAACAGCAGTCCGAAGGATAATAATATGACACTACCTGCACTGATAGCAGCACACCCCCAAGCGGCTCTAGCCATAGGCTCTATCCTCGCCAAGCTCGGCCAAGGCTACTTTGCTGGGCGCGACCTGGAGAGCGCCCAGCGCGAACAGGACCGGCGCGTAGGATACAGCAACCTCATCAACACCTTTGGGGGGCGCTCTACACCCTCTCCGGTGCAACCGAGCCCCGGAACAGCGACGACCATCTTAGGGGGTTTAGGGACGGCCTTAGGCGCGGGTGCCGACATCTACGGGTCGCTACGAGCGGATAAGTTAGCGGACCTCCAGATGGAGAACGTCCAGGGGCAGATAGCGCAACGAAATTTAGCCACGGATGTTGCCCGCGGAACAACGCTTGGCCAGGGGGCCGGTTTGATAAGTGGCGTGGGACAATCGGTCAAGGATTGGAGGCCGAGCTTTACGCCGCCGCCCCAAGCACCCGCCGGGCGCGCCCCTGGTGCGGCTCTTCGCGGTGGTCTCGATGTTGGTAAGGCGCCTACGTTTAACGTGCCACCGCCCCTGTCATCGACCCAGGTAAGTCCTCCCACTGACCTATCGGATGTAGGTCAGGCGGCGTTCCGAACAGCGCAGCGTAGCCGCAGGGCGGCTCAAGGGGAAGCGCAGCGGGAGATAACGCAGCAACAATATGAAAACTTACTGAGCGGGAGGGAGCTGCTATTCGACGAGCGTCAGCTCGAGTTAAAGATGCAGGAGTTTCGTTATAAGCTCAATCAAGCGGGACAGTTGGACCCAGCTCAAAAAATTGCCGCAGAAAAAGGGCTTCGGGGCGATTTTATGAAGCTAACCACAGACTTTAAAAAGATTGGCGACTCTTTCCAGACGATCCTGGCCGGCGCGGATGACCCAACAGCGGCCAGTGACCTATCGTTGATCTTTGCTTTTATGAAAATGCTTGATCCTACTTCGACGGTTCGGGAGGGCGAGTTTCAGACGGCAGAGCAGTCAGGGAAGATATCCGATACGATAACAAACCGCATTGCCCGCTTATGGGATGGGGAACGACTGAAGGTGACGAGAGGGGACTTCCTCAAGCAAGCGATGGAGGTGTATCAATCTAAGCTCCCTGGATATGAGAAGATTTCGGAAGAGTTTGGAGCTATTGCTACGCGGAGTAAGCTCGATCCATTGAATGTAATCCTCGATTTTACGATTGACACAGACAAGGCCCAGCAGCTAATCAAGGATTTCACGGGCAAAGCTGACCTGGGGATGGGGCACGACCTCCCTGAGATAGACCTGAAATATCTTAGGAACTATCAACCAGGGCGGCTATCGCCAGGGTTAGGCGTATTGCGCCGGGAGTCTTACTAATGGGACGTTTTGCAGCAACAGGGTTGACCTACAACGAAGTAAACCGAGCGTATAAGCAGCTCAGAGAACTTAACGATCCAACGGCGATGGATCGCCTCTATAGCTCCTATGGTCGAGATAAAGTCATAGAGGTGGCCGAGGCCGGCCCCGAGCCGCCTACGTTTCTACAACGCTTACAGGCCGGGTTCGCAACCGATCCACTGAGCGAAGCGCAGATATACCAAGAGCAAGGGGTGCCGGCGTCCGTTACTCCAGACCAATCCACGGTCACCTACAAGACGCCACAGGGGCAAGCACTGGTTGATCCCAAGGGGTTAGACTTCCCCGGTGATTTAGCGGATATGGTGGGCGAGGCGCCGGCGACGATCCTATCGGTCATAGGTGGTTTGTTAGGCGGTGGACCGATAACCGCCGGCGGCGGCGCCGTATTGGGTGGTATGGGTGGCGATGTAATCCGCCAGAAGTTGGCCCAGCAGTTTGGGTCTAAGCGCGATTACGATTTGGGGCAGACCGGCGTCGAGGGCATCACCAGTTTAGCCGGCGAGGGGCTGGGGGCGTTGGGGTCTAAGGCGTTGAAGGGACCACTCCGCGAGAGTGCGCAAGCGCCAGGGTATCAACAGTTGAGCGAGGATATTAAGCGGTTCGACGTAGACAAAGGCACCAACCTGGCCGGCACCGCACCCATAGAGGGTACGGTATCGGGCGATGCGCTGCCGGCCTTCGCGCAGCGGCTGCGGGAGGATGACCAATGGGGGGGGGCTATACGCGATCACGATGTACTGTTCCGCGAAGAGATCTCCAGTGCAATGGACAAGATCGGCCAATGGCTACCGGGCGAGGGACCAACGGCAGTGCGGCGTTCCCGCGAAGAAACGGGCAACCTGCTGCGCGATGCGGTCACCGCCACCCAGCAGCAGCGCCGCGGCACTGTCGGTGACCTCTATGAAGGATTTGAAGAGGTCATTGACCCCAACGTGCTACCCGATATGACCAACACCAGGGACGCCATAGGCGAGATAATGAGTTCCAACATAATGAAGCGCCAGAAGTCAGGCACGACAGGCAGGGCAGCGCTCGAGAGTGCGCTGGAAGAGGCATCTACAATAGACAACTACACCACGCTACAGGTAGTACGCCAGGGCATCTTTGACGAGGCCAACATGGCGAAGAGCGACCCCACCAAGATGAGCAGAGGCGTCCAGTCGCAGTTTGAGAAGCTCTATGCGGCGCTCAAGGTCGATGAGAATGCTTTCCTCGAAGCTGGCGGTGGCACGGGTAGCGAAGTGGCTCGGCAGCGCGGTGGCGAGGCGATGCGGTATGCGGCGGAGATGTTCAGCGCCGACGAGTCGAAATTTGTGCGGCGTATCTTGGGCAATGAAGAGAAGGTAACCAACATACCCGATATGCTGCGTAAGGCTACGCCCGAAGAGATCAAGGCGTTGCGTAAGATCGTCGGCATGGGATCGACGGACATAATGCAAGAGGGGGCGCAAGAGGGGGTGCTGGAAGCCACCGCCGAGGGGGCGGAAGCCTGGGCGGCGCTACAGCTCGAGGTCTTCAAAGACCTACGGCAAGCCTCACATACCACTCCGGGACAGCTACGCCAGCGCATGGTCGGCCCCGAGCGCGGTGGTCCCGAGTTGATCAGCGGTAAGAAGCTAATGAACGCGCTTGATGCGTTTAAGGAAGGGTCGCTCGAAGAGATATTTGGGCCGGCGGTAACGGAGGATCTAAAGACTTTCGCCTCAATCGTACGAGACGCGACCATCACCGAGTCTGCCCTGGCTAACCCCAGCGGTACAGCCCGAGCCAGCGGTTCGTTGTTTAATGATCTAAAAGAAATCTTTTGGGTTGGCCAGCCGGGCGGCAATGCTAACGCAGCGATGGCGCGCATTATCTCGCGCAGCCTGTCGGGGTGGCTCGGCACAAGGGCATTGACCACCCCAATGGGCAAGCGATTCCTACGCGGCGAGGCCCGTTGGCAGAATCTGGCGCCGGCTACCGCCTTAGAGTCGTTAGGTCGTTTAGGGGGCCAGATGGGGGCTCGAGAATACATTAGAGACCCCCTTATGGGCCGAAAATAAGCAACACCTATAGAGGATATAATCAATGGCACTTGCAAGAGTAAAAACCTGGAACGCCGCTGAGACGCTAACCGCGGCAGACCTCAACGCCGAATTTAATAACATCTGCAACCACTTCGGCGCCCTCACCAACGCCGACATCGACTCTACGGCCTCCTATGTTATGGGGGAGCTGGTGGTAGGTAGCGGCATCACCTCCGCGGACGGGGGCCAGCTCCACGTCCATACGGCCACTGCCGGGACGATACAAGCCTCGGGCGATGCCGACGAGGCCGTCTTCGAGAACAGCGGTGCCTCCGGTATCACCATCCTCTCGGGGGCTACCTCGACGGGTAACATCGCCTTTGGTGATTCGGGCGATGCCGACAACGGCCTACTCAAATACACCCACGGCACGACCCCTACGCTGGGGGTGACGGTAAACGCTACGGCGGTGCAGTCGATAGCGGCGGCGGCGACGACCCTGGCCCATGACTTCGAGATATACCAGGACGTTAATAATGCAGATAGTGCGATCAAGATGGGTACTTCGGCTACGGAGGCGCTCTTTGTCGAGGCGCTGAACGGAGCCAGCAACAAGACGCTGGAGGAGTTGCGCTTCACGACTAAGACGGCGAGTGGTACCGCCAACCATGGTAAGATGAGTTTTTATGTCGATGAGGTGAATATCGGCAACATCAACGATGCGGGTATCACGCTCGAGTCGGGTATGGTCTTCACGGGCAATGTCACGGGCAACGCCTCTGGTACTGCCGCAACGGTGACGGGGGGTACTCAGTCGGCCATAACAACGTGCGCGAACTTGGTGACAACGGGTGCGCTGAACAGCGGCTCTATCACCAGCGGTTTTGGGACGATCAATAGCGGTAGTTCTTCCATAACGACTACGGGCGTTATAACGGGTGGAACGGTAGAAGCTACTACCGACACTGCTGCCGCTGATAACGCGGCGATAGGCTATACGAGTGCGGAGGGGCTGATCCTGACGGGGCAGGGTAGCACCAGCGATGTGACGATCAAGAATGATGCCGATGCTACGGTGATGAGCATCCCGA